CAAGGCTCCGTCAATACCTTGTGCACCGCCTTCTAAGTTGAAGACTTGGGCGTCTTTTGGAAGACCGCCCCAAACCTTCTTAGCACCCTTTTCCAAGTTAGAGGCTTTAGCACCCACGATCACCGTTACGGGTGATGCGTGGTAGTTAATGATGTCAGCGACATCAGTGCTAATTTCGTTATATGCACGGTTGATAGTGATGATGTCGTGTGCGTCCGAGAGACCCCACGGCGATCCTGAAACAGGAACATTAGGTATATGTACCACTGGAATTAATCCAAGTGGATTTGGGCGAGAGTCAATTAACTCATCGTTGACGTACTCTTCAATAATGTCGTCAGTCAAAATTTCAGTGTAGGTAAACACTTGACGTGTACCTTCTAGTGAGGTTCCCCAGAAACGATACTTCTGCTTGAAACGCAGTAGACGTGTTCGATCGTGTGGGTGAAATTCAGGAAAACAGAAGGAGGAGTTCATAGGTAGAAGGCGAACACGACCAGGATGGAAATGTCCCGCAGAGTCTGTCCATGGCTCTTCGTAGGCAACCTTTACAAAACAGTCGCCAGTGATTCCGCCTTGCTGTCCGATCTCAAGTAGAACACGCATTTTATCGTTGTCTACTTCCCAGATACGCTCTAGGCGGTCTGGAACAATTGCTTCTGTTGCTTTAGGTGAACGAAAGTGTAGACCGTTACCAAATGTAAAACGTGAAAGGTAATCGTTAAATACACGGTAGTAGTTAACCGCAATCTGCATTTCGCCTTGTTCACGGCGGTAACCCCAGTGATGACCAAGGTACATCGCCCAGTTGAGTGAATAGCGGTTGAGGCGGGGACCGTGTACTTCAAATTCTTCATCTGCAAGTTCAACCAAACCGAGTGGTGAAATTGAGATAGTTAAATCGCTAGAGGCTGCTCTATACGATGGAGGACTAAAATCAAGAAATGACATTACTTATTTTTATCTTTCTTGTTTTCTTTTTTATTTTCTAGATGCTTTGACTTTTCTTTATCTTCTTTTTTCTTAGCCATTGCAACTTTACGTGTGGCTTCAGTTGTCTCTACAAACTGTCCACCGCTTTGAATGTACTTCTTGTGCACCCATGCTGATGCTCCTGGGTTGGGATATGACGAGTACTTAGCCCGTGCCATAGCAACAATCGTTGCATACAACTTTGGGTTTGCTGGTTTTCTCATATCTCCTCCAAGGATAGCCTAACCACCCTCACACTAGTGTAAGGGTGGGTCGGCGTACTTACTAAACTATTAGTCGTTTACGACTGTTGGTGACATGCGCTGTGTGCGGCCACCTGAACGAACTGCAGTCTCAATCTGAGCACCTGAGTAGTCGTTCATTGTTCCATGTGCAAACTCACCAAGATATGTTGGTGCTTCTACCCATGATGCTGATCCAACGTGTGCACGCTCTGAGAGAGTCTCAGCAGCAGTCTTCTGCCACACTGGTGCATTTCGGTTTGGACGGCCAGGTGCTGTTGCAGAACCTGACATCATTCCTGTCTGGAAATCGGCTGGCACATCGGTGTCAGTTGCGACTCCTTCTTCAAAACGTAGTGGTCCACGGCGAGTTGCGTTGCCAGACTCTTTCATTTCGTAGATCTGAGGTGCACGCTCTGGAAAGCGAGGTGCTGGTGAGATTGTCATATTTACTCCTTAAGGATGTATTGGAAAGGCCTTTTCCTAGTACATAGTTTCCACCTTTTTGGGCGGTCTATGTTGTTCAACTAGAAAAAAGGATTACTTGATGCAACGACTTCTGGCATGACTAAATCCTTAGTTAGGGAGCAGGCAATAGACAGAGAGTCTACAAAGTCATCATGTGCATAGGATTCATCGGGGGCAGCAACTAAAAAGTTAGGACCTTTGTACTGTACTTCGGCATCCACCATCTGCTGATAAAACCGCTTCCAGGTACGGAGTCTTCGAGTTTTTGCGTGTGCAGGCCATGCAAGCATCTTGCGTTGAATCAATGCCTGTAGATGCTTCCAACGACCAGATTGCTCACTAGGACTAGATGTCAAAGACATAACCTCTGCTCTAGGGATCAGTAGTTTTAGGCGTTGTGCTACAGCATCACCCACACCGTTAGCGTCCACACCAATAGCAAGTACATCGTAGTTACTAAGAAAGTTTACGATCTGGAAGTACTGCTCTTCCCAATCGTCTCCCTGCATCTCTAACCAATTAAGGACTCTGTGATCAAAATAACCAAACTCATCAGGACGATCCCAATCAACCCAAACCACAGTAACGACTGTAGAGTCAGTTTTACGAGCAGGGTCGATGCCGACAACGACTGGGGTTTTATGCCATACCTTAACCAGTTCTTGAGAAGTGTCCCCCAAGTCGTCCATAATGTTCGAAGTAACAAACATGCCTCGCTCAAGAAGCCATTTGCAGTTGTACGACATTTGAAATTCATCTGATTCCTCACCGATGCGTAGCATCTCTTTTCTAATAAACTTCTCGTAGTTATCATTAAACTTTGCAACATCTTTCCAGTCCCATTGAAAATGGTTCTGTCTATTACCACGAGTCGTTTGACGACGTCGGTTCATCTGGATTGCTTTGTAGAAGTTGTTCTTACTTGTTGTAGGTGTTCCAGTCTTTACCATTGTTCCTGCGTAGTAAGCAAGCATTGGAGAGATTGACTTTGATACTACAAAGTCATCAGCCTCTTGACACTCATCAATAACAATCAAATGGAAAGACTTAGATTCAATCTTTGCACGAGGGTTTGCAGTCATCATTGTGATAGTAGAGCCTGACTTCTTTAACTTGATCTGGCGAGTTACTCCACCTACACGAGCAGTCTGATCATCAATCTCAGGATCTCCAAGAATCTCTAGTGCACGCTCTGATGTAAGGCGTGTGACTGTTCTAGCAAAGAGTGTTTCAGCCTGTCCTTCTGTAGGTGCAAATAGTCCTACCCACAGACCGTCTTTGAACTTACCAAGTAAGTCTGGGTATAACTTTGCAAGTCTAGGCAGTAGCACCATGAGTGTGGCTACTGTGTCAGCAACAGTCTCTGATTTTCCTGACTGACGTGAAGCCAGTGCTGTAATTTCTTCACCATCGTTAATAATCACAGACTCAATAATGCGTCGTGCTAGAGGTTTCTGATAAGGGTGAAGGTCATGACCAACAAGGACCTTAAGAAAGTCCATGATCTTCTCAACAAGTTTGTCAACAAACTGCTGGGACAGTTCATCTAACTGCTCATCTAGAGGTTCGTTTTCTCCCTGTTCTTCTGCTTGATAGAACTCAGGATTAATCTCTTCAAACTTGTCTTGATCCACTGTCATATGGAACTCTGTGTGCGTCGCTTTAACTCTTTAGCGATAGCGTAAAACGCTTCTGCACCCATGACAACCTCGTCTAGGTCAGCCTCGCTCTGGTGCCTCTGCCATGTCGAGATGTGTTTGCCAATCGTAAACATTGACTGCTCCATCCATGAGATCAAATCTGGAGTAGAGACCTTCGACACTCGTTTCTCGATTCGACTCTGTGGCTGGTGTCCAGCCTGCTTCTTCCGTAAAATCATCGTATGTAACTTCCCGTCTTGCTAGTGCGCCGCTTAGTGCTTCTTCTTCTTCTTTCATGGCTCCCCATCTGCCTAAGACTAGTCCATGGTACTTGGGTAATCGTACTATGAACGGAACAGCAGTTCTGTACGGTTCTTCGATTTCTTGGCTCCAGCCACGGACAACAAGTTTATTGCCCCATTCATAGGGGAACCTAGTAACTTGAACGAATACTGGTCCGATGTTGTGTACCTTGGGCATCTACTTCTTTCTTGATTGAGTGTTGTACTGCTTTCCACCGCTGCTTCTTTGAGAGATACGAGCATAACGGTAGAACTCTTTACGCACACCTGCTGGAATAGAGCGAACATTAGCAGGTCCACGAGGCTTAAAGTCTAAGTACTTGTAAATGTATTGGCCCTTTGAAACACGCTTTTTAAAGTTCTGCCACTCAGGTGGGGTTACCTCGTAGTAGTTGTAGAAAGTTCCATCACGGAACACTACAGTCAGCACTCCTCTTACCTTATCGTACCCTGCGGCTACTGTACGAGGACGTACTGGATTGGTACTAGATGTAGGAACAACAGTAAGTGGTGCCGCTGCGGTACCTTCATCTGCTTGAGGGCCTTTGTAACCAGGAATAATTAATTCGCCTGTGTCATCGTCTTCGTCATAAGACTGACGATAAGAAGAGCGATCAACGTAGTTACCGTCTGAGTCAATGTAATACGCATCAGAATCAATGCTCTGTGCTAATGCATCACCAGCCTGATTGCGGCGGTTAGCCTCTCCAAAAGATTGTGGGTTATATGCCTTGTCAATTTCACCAAGGAACTCAATACCACCAAACTCTCCAGAAGATGCTGCTGTAGGAAGACCAGCAAAGTTTCCAGAGATTTTATTGAGCAGTTCGCCAGAAGACGGTATAGCAGTGCGTTGATTGCTCACTGCTCTACCGCCTACTGGACGTACCATTATTTTATCCTAACAGATTAGGATGCTGCTGCGAATGGTGTAATTGTTACTGCTGCACCTGCTGAGATGGTGTTTGCACCTGCTGCAAGTGACTGAGTCTTGATAGTTCCTTCAAGACCA